TTGGATTTAAGGAAGAACATATTGCCAGTGTGGAAAAAGACCCCAATTCCATTGTTAGATGGTAGAACCATATCCATAGAGGAATTGGCAAAGGAATTTGAAGAAGGAAAAACAAATTATGTTTATTCAATTCAAGACAAGACACATGAAATTGTACCAGGAAAAGTTGTATGGTGTGGTAAAAACTATAATGCAGAAAGTCTTTATAAGATTACTCTTGATGATGATTCTTATATGGTAATGGCTGGTGAACATGAAATAATAATGAGAGATGGGACAAAGAAAAGGGCTGATGAAATTGTTTCTGGCGAAAGTGTAATGCCATTCTATTATAAAATTGACAAAAAAAGTGAAAAATTATTTGATAGGTATGAGAAAGTTTATAACCCAGCAACATCAAAATATGAATTTACTCATAGGCTGGTCGCAAACTCAATAACCAAAGACAATGATTCATATAACACAGTCCACCACAAAGATTTTAACAAATACAACAACAATCCAGATAATTTAATGTGGTGTGATTATCATGAACATCATAAAATGCATTCAGAACTCGCAAAGAGAAACTGGCAAGACCCACAAAAAAGAGAAATTCACATAAAGAGATTGTCAGAATCTTGTATGGGTAGGATTATGAGTGATGAAACAAAGAATAAAATATCAGAAACACTCAAAAAAAGATATTCAAATGGTGAACTTGACCATGTTAAAGATATTGCAAGAAAGCAAATAATTGAATTCAATAATTCAGATGCAAGGAAGGAAGAGAATAGAAAAACTAGTATAAGAAATTCAGAACGTGGTTATGTTGAAGGTTTAAGACGTTATAATAACTCAGAACTCCACAAAGAACACAACGCAATTCGCAGGGATGTTATGAGGAATGAGTGGGTTGGAGAAGGTAGGCAGATTAGGCTTGAAAAAATGAATATTCGTTTTGATAACTATATTTGGTCTTCAATACTTGATAAAATATTAACTCATGAAATCAACGGCACAAAATCAATGTTGGAATATATTAATGCCAATTTGATTGACCATATTATAAGTATTAATTGTAATAGAAGACTAAATAGAAATAGATTTATATCCAAAACAGTATTAAACAAAAACATTAAAAGACAGGGTTTTTCTTGTGTTTCAGAATATATTGAAGAGTCATTAAAGAATCATAAAGTTAAATCAATTGAAATAATCAATGGTGATGATGTTTACTGTATGACTGTTAAGGGTTTGAATGGCGAAGACGATAGACACAATTTTGCACTTAAAACATTCGTTACTAATGACGTTGTTTCTGAGTCTGGTGTCTTTGTTAGTAACTGTGCAGCAGATGATATATTCATTCCAAGTAGAGACCCGAATTTGCCAAATCCAATCGACACTCTTGCCGGCGCAAAGAATCTTGAAGCGATTGATGACATAAAATACATTCAGAAGAAGGTTTGTGCTGCGTTGAGAATACCACAATCATTCCTTAACTTTGAAGAAGCAACAGGTGACGGTAAGAATCTTGCTTTAATGGATGTTAGGTTTGCGAGGACAATAAACAGGTTCCAACAGGCATTCTTGATGGAATTAACAAAGATTGCGACAATACACCTTTATTTGTTAGGTTTCGAGGATGATTTAACAAACTTCAACTTAAGCATGAACAACCCAAGTACACAGGCAGAACAACTTGAGTTGGAAAATTTACAGAAGAAGATTTCCATTATGAGGGATGCTGTAAGCGACCCAGGCAACGGAATCCCTGTAATGAGTGCTCAGGAGGCATGGAAGAGAATCCTGAAACTTAGTGATAAGGAAATAAAGGACATGTTAGAGCAAATACGTCTCGAAAAGGCTCTTGCTGCCGAATATGAGAAGACATCACAGATTATTAAAAGAAGTGGTGTATTTGACACCGTTGACAGAATGTATGGTGAACCAGGTGCTGAATATGTTGATGATAATGGTGGGATGAATGGTCCGGACGGAGGCGATGGAATGCCAGGTGGTGGCGGTGGTGGTGGAATGCCAATGGATATGCCAGAACTTGGTGGTCCAGGTGGAGAAACTGGAGACATTCAAGGAGAAGAGGGAGTAGAGCCAGTTGGAGAAATGACACCGCCAGAACAAGGTCAAGGGGCCCCAATGGAGTCAAAGAAGACTAATGGTAAACTCATTGTTGAACAGACATTGACAGAACATGAAGTGAGGGCAAACAAATTGTTCAATCAGATTGTAGAGAATATGAATGAAAAGAAAATGGAAGAGATTCAAATTCCAAGAGTTGATGTTTATGATAAAAATTTGATTATTAATGAGGAAATGAATTCTGTTATAAAGAAGTTGGATGATTTGTTGGATGACACCCTTGATGAGATAATGGACGACAAAGAAGGTGAATAAAAAAAGAAAGGTGGTTCAAATGAACCACCTTTTTGATTAATAATTGTTCATGACATAATCCTCAAGTATTCTTTTATTTGTACTGTCTAGTGCAAGATAGAATTTAAGCATTACACCATAAGGGCCTACAGAGTTATAGAATACATCGAATTTTTCTTCCAGGTGTTTTGCCATGTTTGGATTATCTGCCCATGCCTTTTGGATAAAGTCTGGGTAGTAATTTGCACACCAATAGTTCCACTTTTCAATTGGTTTTCCGTCAGATTGTCCCTCATTTAATACCATGTTTATTGATTCACGAACAATATTGTGTAAATCTGATTCTGTTATTCTCTTTTTCATATGTTTTTTATTTTCTTGCATGTTTATTTTATTTGCTGCTGGTAAATAGATTTGGCAATAATATGAACTTCCTCCAAGTCTTGGCTGAACATTAACAGACATGTCATATACATCATAAACACCGAATAGTTTTCTAAGTGTCTGTTCTATTCTTTTTTTGTCTTCTGGATTGTCTACACAAACCTTAAGTGAGAAATAGTTCGTGTCATCTCCAAAGAATTCATCAAATCCAATTGAAGATAGTGCTTGTTTTGCCTTTTCTTTAACCATTGCCTGTTGTTGCATGGCTTTTATTGTTTCATTATAACTGTCCATAATTGTATATTTTATCTTTTATAGTGTGTATTCCAGATTTCTTCACTTAGCCCACTATCAATTATTACGATTTGCGGTTGATTATTCCTTAAGGCAAGCCCATAGTTTTGAATGGTATATAAATCACCGACACTGGCTGTGTCATAAGAGCCTATGTAATCATTAAACTCATATACAGTTTCGTTATTATCACACAGTTCCCAGAGTTTTTCATTTTCTATTGGCTTCACCCAAAACAATTGTTTGACCGGATATCTGCAATTTATTTCTATTGCCCTTATTACTGAACGCCATTCATCAAATGACATACCAAGACAGTGTTGAAAGTCTTTTTCCTTTGCTGGTAAGACGTATTCTGAGATAAGCCATGAATAGTCATCTGCTTTATCAAACACTTTTGGGAATATTGAAAGGCTTTCTTTGTAATAGTCATCTTGTCCTTCGTATTCGTTTTGTGCCAATCCTTTATTGTTCTTTGCAAGTTTAAGAACCCTTTCATCGTCAATCTGAAATACTTGCCTGGAAGAACCATTTCCTATTGCCTTTCCCAGGTTTTGAACACAATATTGCTGTTTACCTCTAAAACTCTTTATATTTGAAAGTTCTTCAAGGTTAAACGAAGGTAATGCCGCTTCATTAACCAATTTTGATAAGACGGCAAGTTGTGATTCGTTTATGATTATTGTTTTCGACATTGTGTTTTATATGATAATTCCAAAAAATCTCTTCATCTCATTCTTGAACTCATCTTTCTTCTGCTGGATTTGTTTTGAGTTGTCCTCACTTCTTTTAAACAAGTCGCTACGTATTGGAGAATCGTTATCACCATACCTATTCTTATATTGGATTTTATATTTTTTTTCTAATCCATGTGGGTTATCTTTATCTCCCTTATATATAACACTATCATCACCATTTCTTTTTGCAGCAGCGTATTCTGGGTCATAATTCCCAGCAGTAGCGCCATGCGTTGCGGCTAAAACAGCATAGTTTTTAATGTTTTTCTGCCCATCGCGTGTTACACCACCAGACAAATCATGACATACAGCACACTTTACACCACAAGGTGATTTTATTTTGTTCAATAATGAGCCAAGTTCTTTTTTCTGCTCATCTGTAAGGTTGTTCTTAAGAAAGTTTGTCATTGCCTGAGTTGTTTGTGGTAGTTCATCGCCAGATTTAATTACACCAATTGATTCTAGATACTTTTGTCTTGCTTTGTCTTTATTGTATCTCCAGAACGAACATGGACAAATGTAATAATATCCACTTCCACCATCCCAAGAGCCTTTATTGAGGATTGGTATTGACGGGTGCCCCCATTGGTCCATTATTGGTTGTTCAACCTTTAATTTCTGCAAGTCTTTGTCTTCAACATAATCAACATCGCAATATGCGTTATCAAGATTCACATTTGGGTTTGTTGAGAAGTTCTGCATCTTAATTCCAAAGAAATTTCTGTCAAGAGAATCTTCTGAGTGTGGTATATCGTTCCTTGAACGATTAATTGCAATAATTGTATCTATTGGCTGACCGTCAACTTCCTGAGATGGGTCAAGCCTTTTATTTGCTGTATAAGCCATTGAAATAACGCCATACTCATCTCTCATTTTCTTGGAGAATTTTGCAGCCTTAATAAGCATATCCTGGTCGACAAAATCACCAACCTCATTGTATCTTATATATTGAATTGGCAATCTTGTGTGTTCTTTTGCCTCGACAATATAAAGTTCTGCAATATCAAACAAACCATCAAGAAGATTTCTTGATTTTGCATGCATAACAAGGTTTTGTACAATAAGGTTCTTTCTTCTAACGTCTTTTAATCTGTTTTCACCAGCAACAGCATAACAAGCCTTTTGTGTGATTGGGCAATCATTCATAGATGGGCAACCAAGTGCAGAAGTAAAATTGATTATAAGTGTTTGATTATCAAGTTTTTGATTGCCAATAGAGAACATTCCGCTTGGTATGTCTGCATTGTTATATACTTCTGCTTCACCGTTCTGGAAGTATGTGTCGCTAAGTCTATCATTACGAGTGCCATATTTATCACCAAATACGTCTTGTGCGTATTTATCCATGGCGGCTTTTACGCGATTCATTGATTTTTCCGGCAAATGCCTTGCTTCTGTTTCATTGTTTTCTAAAATCATTATAACAAATCTCTTAATATGTATATAAATATATGTTTGGCGGTGTTTTTTCCATTAAAATATAAATTAACTAGTTTA